CAACTGGCAGGGCAAAAACTACGAGTACCTGAGCTTCATCTATCAGGGGGCAGCGAAGAACCGCAGCGGAGACAACATGGAAGCGGGGCTGGTGATGTCCAGCAACCCGGTGTCACTAGAGCGGGCACGGGAAGCCGTGCAGCAGAACTGGCGCGTCACCGTCTGGACGGCTTTGCAAAACGACGGCGGTGCATGGAAAGCGCTGACCCAGGAGATCTGGCTAGCAGCCAGCATGGTCTATGACGTGACGACGGTGGAAGTGCTGTTGAGCAGTGCGATCGACGCTGTGGGGGCCGTGACCCCAAGCAGAGTTTTGACGCAAGCCGATGTGGGCCGACTACCAACCACTGGCAACGTGCAAGCCCGGTGACGCCGTTTGACCTAATTGGCCTGCCGTATCGCCTGGGCGCGATACCGGAGAAGCATCATGCGGCGGACTGCTTGTCACTGTCCCGTGCCGTTTTGCAGTTTGCAGGTATTGCCACACCTGCGCCGAAACGTGATTGGTATCGGCGTTTAAGACGGGGTGATTATGGCGTTTTTCAAGAAGAACTAGAACGTTGGGGCGATCAAACTGAGGCCCGTAGAATCGGGGTAGTGGCGCTGTGCGAGTCAGAGAATGGCGGGCTTTGCTTGGCTCCTTACTTTGAAGACGGATGGCTGAACTTCGGAGGGTCGGAGGTGAGATGGTCACCCACCGGCGCCCTGCCGGTCGTCGCGTCCTACTGGCCTACGAGCAGCAGTTAATTGACACGGTCGGGATAACTGAGTCCGAGTATTGGGAGTTTGTTAGCCGAGCTGAGGCATATAAATCTGAACAACCGGCGGGCTACGAGCTGATTCCAGATATTCGGAACGAGCCAATCAGCCTGACAACAGTGCTGGTCAACTTGGCTATCGGGGTTGCCCTAACAGCGGCCAGTGCGCTGCTGACCCCAAAGCCTCGGACCCCAGACCAAGTCAAGCGGCGAGAGGACATAAAAACTGGTGACATCCGGGGGCAGTCCAGGTTTACGCGGGTCGAAGGTTTTGACTCTGTTCAAGAGCTGGCATCACTGGGCGCGATCATCCCGCTGATTTTTGCCAACCGGAACAACACCACTGGCATGGGCGGAGTGCGTGCCTATGGCGTGCTGCTGTGGTCGCAGTTGATCAGCCGAGGCACCAACCAAATCCTCAAGGCGTTGTTGCTGCATTCGGCTGGCCCTGTCGTCGGTGACGTCCAGCAGAACGTTCCCAGTTTCGACGGGTTCGCTATCGGCGACCTGCTTTTGCGGGATTACAGCTCAGCCAAGTTGAATCTGTATTTCTGCCCAGACGGTGGGCGACCTGGCTCAAACAGCAAGTATCCACAGTCAGGACTAAAGGCGGGCAGCCCCGGGAATCCGATTGATGTCTGGTATCCGACCCCGACTCCAGGTGACGACCAGACCCTCCCGTATTTCAGCGGCACCCGCTCACCGGGATCGACAGCGCAGTTTGGCGCGTTCTTCCCGATGCCCAACGGGATGATGTTCAAGCTGAATTACGAAATCAGCTTGGTGCAGGACGGCACCGGCAGCGAGGCCAAGGACGCAGCCCGTGGCCGAAGAGAGAAGTACATGCGGAAATGGAATGACGACGAACAACCCGGCGGCAAGTGGCCCAGGTTCATGGGCGTCACTCAATCTGGCACCAACTATTACTACGAAATAACAGGCGGCGAGGCAGACACCGACAGCGATTACAAGGATCAGGGTGTTGAGGACGCCGTTAATGCCACCAACGGTGGTAGGGAGCAAGTGGATAGCACCCTTGCTGAAGGCGAGCAGTTTCTGCTGGGCGAGTCGTTAGCCACGATCGTTGAAAGCCCTGAGGAAATCTGGAAACCTGGCACCGAACGCCGGTACAAGTTCAACGTTGACGAGAACTTAGGCGTCATTCACACGACCGAGGATGTCTTTTACGAAGACAGCAAAGCAGATGAGCGCAACGTTAAAGACTCTCCTGGCAAAGCCATGGCCATGCCGTGGGAACGGCTGTGCGTGCAGCGTGCAGCAGTGGCCACGTTCAGCAACAACCGCAGCTGTGATGCCACTGAGATTGGTCTGAAGTCGATTGTCTACCGGCAGATCACCGGCTTCGCCAACGTCAACAGCTATCCAGGTGACAAAGTCATCGAGGATTACGAAGAAAAAGGTGGGGGCAGTATCACGCTGGGCCAACTCAGCAAGTACACAAAACGGTTTAGCTTCTTTCGCCTGTATGCCCGGCAGTTAGGGAGTGGTACGTGGACAGAGTTAACCAAGGGTTCAACAGGCAAGGTGTTCGCCGTCAGAGGCAATGCGCCTGTAGAGATTTATAACACCATCCACATTAAACACCCCAATGAGTTTTCTCAGCATGAGTTTCGTTTGATTCCTTATCCAGGGAACAGCATGATCAATCAAGTACGCAAAGGCGGTTCACAGCTGGTGTACTTGTTGAATGGCACGATGCTCGACAAGATTAGCGGCAATAACGATTTTGATCGTGGTGGATACACCGTGTACTGGACCGGCACAAAGTACAACCTTTCTCAAATTGATCTAGAAAATCGAGAGTGGGTATTGGGGTCACCTGAAACAAAAATAGAAGGCAACATTGTCACTTACTCGCCCAGCTCTAACAAGATTGACAAAGGCGTTGTTCCTCGCTTTCCAGTCAATTGGCCGGGTAAAGAGCAGTATGCAATCAACAATATATTTGATCTCGATCTGCTTACAGGTGCCTATGACGACGAGGGGCGAAACACGATGGTGTTTGTGCGCGGTGACGGCACTGCTGTAGCTGAAAAGAAGTATGGCAACCGAGATGATTTAGACGGCCTAGAAAGCAATGCTGCCAGATGGGCGGGAGATGGCAAAGTTTACAAGTATCTAGTCGTTGACAGAAAACGCGAGAAAGATGAACCAGAGTGGAAGAACTCTGGCTTTGCTCAGTACGACATTGATTGGGGCTCTAACCGCTCAAACACAACGAGCAGGTATGGCGTTGTCGAATGGAGCAATAACAAATTTACGTTTTACTGGGATGGCAAAAACATGGGCGAGGTCAACACCTCAGCCACCAGTGACATCACGCTGAAGCTGTCAAAGAATAAGAGACTTCGCCTAGAAGATTATGACAACCCCCTAACCAAAGACGAGGACAAGGAAAAGAAAAAGAGTTATGCACACACCGGCGACACGTACTGCCTGTTCTACGAGGCGTTTGGTGAGCGAACAGTGTTCCGCGTGCTATTTCAAGGCAGCTACAAAGTGCATGATGTGTACTACGACGATGGTTACAAGTATGTGGCCGGCAAGGTTGTGCGCGACTACACACCTGGCGGGTGGGAGTTTAAGCGAGGTCCACGGTATAACTTTGTTTGGCCTAACAACGGGCAGCTTGACTGCGTCTTAAAAAGAAAGACAGACGGCCGGTATGAGTTTTGGTGGTATGGCACCAACAAAGGAATTGCCAACGGTAGAACGCTTGACATCACAGAGGATGGCCAACGGGTCAGATATTACGCAGTAGGAGACAAGCAAGACGGCAAGCGTGACACCTGGAAAATCCAAAAGGATGTTTGGAAAGAAGAAGAGTATGGCGTAACTGAAGTTGATCGTTATGAAAAACGAAGCTACAAAAAATCGTGGCGCGTGCAAGAGCAAACCAAGAGCGATGCCGTCAAATACGATTACTACTCAATCAAGTGGAAGAATGAGAACGACAACGCTGGTGATCCAGTCGGTATTGTCGGCACATCTGTTAAAGGTGTTTCTGGGGGCAACGGCAGTGGCGCAACTTTTGAGGTCACCTCTTATGGCGTCAACGATCAGGGTCAGCAGCGCAAGGAGTTTGTGATTGCATCACCTGGTAAGGATTACGAGAGAGGGGACAAAATCAACATCGATGGGGTGCTAGCCAATGATGGCGCCCTGTTAGATGTAACTGTGGAATCGTTAGACGACGGGCGCTTAGTCACCAAAGACAGTCTGTTCTTGTGGAACGCTGCCTCTGACTACCTGCTGTATGACGCAGAAAACATTAGCCATCAGAGCGAGCCTGAGCATGAGGTGGTGTTTATCAATGAGATCATCAAGCAATCAGGCAACGATGCGGACAATCGAAAGGTACCGCAGTACCCCAACCTGGCGATGTCAGCGATCAAGCTGGTCAGCACTAAGGAATGGAAGTCGTTCAGCAATCTCTCGGCCTACTTCGAGTACGGCGTTTATGTAGAAAAGTTGGTCGGTGGCGGCAGCGGCCCCACCAACCTGCTGCCAGAGATTGCATGGGCGTTACTGACTGATCCCAAGATTGGGGCAGGGTCAATCATTGGCTCTGCTGGTGTCAATCGAGATGACATGACGCTGGCTACCCAGTTTTGTAACGCCAACGGTTTCTACTGGGATGGAGTCATCGACCAGCGTGAAAACCTGCGGTCATTCATTTACGAGATGGCCAGCTATGCCTTCATGGATCTGACCATTGTTGGCGGTCGGTTCAGCTTGATTCCGGCAGTTCCATACGGTTCGAACTATGTCATCAACCGCAATGGCAAGCCAGAGATCAAGGCCATGTTTGGCGACGGCAACGTCAAGGACATGAAGGTCAGTTTCCTGGGGCCTGAGGAGCGGCAGATGTTCAAGGCGGTGGTTCTGTATCGCCAAGAAAAGCGCAACTCGTTCCCTGAGGTCAGGACTGCTGTGGTCAAGCGCAGCGTTGATTCCGACAACCTGCCTACAGAACGCTTTGACTTCACGCAGTGGTGTACCAGCCGCAGTCATGCACTGCAGTTTGCCAAGTTTGCCCTGATGATTCGCGCCACGGTGGATCACGGGATTACGTTCCAGACCACACCGCAGGCAGCAATGAGCCTGACGCCCGGTGATTACTTCAGGTTTGTGAGCCAGGCGACGCACTTCACACGCTTAAATAACGGCAGCGTCGACAGTCGTGGCTATGTCACATCAGCTGACGGGACCAGAGGCGGTCAGTTGGATGTGTTCTGGTGGAAGCCAGGAACGCAGGACAACCCCACAACAGGGACGATCACTGTCGTCGACGGCCATGTTGCCGACCAGCAGTATTGGGGCTGCTTGTTCTGCTTGCGAATCGATGCAGCCACTAGCCGGGTGTACCGCTGCGAAAGCCTGAGTTACGCCGATGATGGCCTAGTGGAAGTGGCTGGCAGCTATGCACCACTGACAGCGAACGGCTCGCTTGAATACCTGCAGTGGAATGAATCGACCTTCGACATTCAAGAGTCATGACTGCTTTTCCCGATGTCAAACCCAGCCGCCGGTCATACGTGCCCGGCCGCTTTTCTTACACGCAGTTTGAGGCGCAGAACGGAGCAGTCTCACTGCTGCGGTATGGCGACCGGCGCACCAACGCTGAGCTGACGCTGGGTTTCGACAACATCAACGACGAGTGGGCGCAGGCGATTATCGATAACTACGACAGCGTGATGACAGACACTGACGGGCAGGTGACGTTCTCAACAAAGAGCGGGCTAGCCGGGTTGAGCAAAGGGTCTCTACGAGAGGAGGTCGCAAATGGCGGAGACAATCTGGTTTGGCGCTATGCCGAACCGCCAACAGTTCAAAGCGTCCAGCCCGGCGTCAGCACAGTCAGCTGCCGCTTTGTCGGCATATTCCGAGGGGATTGATCAAGCTAGACTGAGCAAAGCACCTAAGTCACAGGTCGATGGGCTATTACTCCGGTCAACAGGGTCGAATGTATTTCAACACCGACGCCTCGAAGCCGACCAGCGCCGACCTGCCAGCGGGTGATGAAAGCGTTTCGGTCTCTAACTGGAGCTTTAGCCAAACTCAGAACGTGCTGGATACCACTGTGATGGATCAGTGGGATCGCACGTTGATTGCTGGCACCCGTCAGGCCAGTGGCTCTGCCCGTTTGCTGTTTTATCAGGGCGCAACAGGCGAGTCGAACATCAAAGCGATGTTGGATGAGCTGCAAGGAGATCCGCTCGGAGATAACAACAGGTCTCAGCTTGTGCGGTTTGACCTTGGAGCGCAGACGCTAAAGAGCACGACGCAGAGGCTTCGATTCTCGGCTTACATCACCAGCATTTCGATGAGCATGGCCGTCGGCGAAGTGATGGCAGCCGATGTCAGCTTCGAGATCGACGGGAAGGTCGTATCGACGCTGTAACTGATGTCTGTCTATTTCGGGTCATCCGGCTGCGTTGAACTGCAGCGTGACTCTGGTCGATCCGAAATGCTTGCGTCACGGCTGGATGTCGTTGACGTCAACATGGACCGCCGACGCTTCAGCGTCGATTTCGCACTAGGCGCCCTGATCACCGGCGATGAGATCCACA